TAACATTCCTTCCACTTGACTTTTATGATCTCTAACCCACCATGTTGTTCCTTCAATCAAGGTCTTTAAACGTTCTTGATATAAATCAAAAGCTCCTATGGCAACACCCTCAATAGCTGATTTAAGTTCTGCAAATTTTCCTATTAGTGTACTTCTCATTATATCTGCTAAAGTTTTTGCTTCTCCTCCCGCATTTTTTAATTGCCATTCTAAAGCTTTCATTTGTGGAATCATATCTTTTAAAATGAGTATCGCCCTCCCCCCTCTTAGCCCAAAAGCCTTCAGCATTCTTTCGTTTGACCAGCCTTGGTCCTTCATAGCCACAAGAACATCAACAAGTTTTGAGCTATCAATCCCCAATTCCTTGGATACCTTTGTAGCTTTCTGCATGGCAAAGGCCAACTGAGTACCAGCCATTGACCCCTGAATACCTGCATTTCCTAACATTCCAATCATAGCCGATAGCTCTTCTATTTCATAACCGAAAGCTTTACCAACAGGAGCAGCATACTTAAAGGATTCAGCCATCATCTCCATATTTGTGTTTGTTCTTGTAATAGTAGCTACAAAAACATCATTAACTCTGGATAGTTCCGAAACAGGAAGTTGCATTGCAGTCAACGCATTGGAAGCAATATCTGCCGCCCTCGCTAATTCAATATTGCCCGCAGTAGCAAGATCGAGGACCCCAGGCAATGCCTTAGTTGCTTCCATGGCTTTGAAACCTGCCATCCCTAAGAATTGCAAAGCATTGGCAGATTGAGAGGCGGTCCATTCAGTGGTCTCGCCCATCTTCTTAGCCATATCGGTCATATCTCTAAATTCTTCTTCTGTTGCTCTGGTAACACCTTTAACCGTCAACATGGATTGTTCAAAGGCCATTGCCGTTTTTACAGAAGACCTAACAACCATAGCCATTCCAGCAGTACCAGCAAAACCAATCAAGGCCCCTTGCACGGAAAAAATAGACTTCTTTATTCTACCAAAACTGGAAACTGTCCTCTCAGTAAAGGCACGCATCTTGGCCCCAGCCTTTGTAAGAGGTGCTGTATCAACCCCTAAACGGGCTACCATAGTTCCAAGGTTTAGCATTATTTTCTCCTTCTCCCCTTACTTGAGGTTCTCTGTTTCTTTTTTACCCCTGCCATAGCTGTTAAGATGGTTTTCAATTCCTCTGCACTTTGTTTCCTTCCTGTTATACCCGCCTGTTCCAACTGATAGAATGAAAACCACTCAGACAACTCTCTGCTATCCAACTTAGACAACATCTCCCGAACTGTCATATGCAGACGCTCAGCTAATCGGAAGTAGGCCCTTCGCTCAGGTCTGCTAAGAAGTTTTTTGTTATTTTCTCAACCTCAACCCCCCAACCGTTGAGCTTTTGTGCTACCTTAAAACACCGGTCCAAAGCAGCAGCATTTTTTCTTCCAAGTTCGGCTGCATCCTTTTCAGAAAATAACCTTTTCCCTTCCGAATCAACAGCCGTCAGAACAACCAATTTTGCCCTAAGGTTTTTTATCCCTTCTGTCTCCGTCATAGAAGCCTCAAATTGGTCACGTTCCAATCCTGTAATGGTTCGAATATATATAGCTCCTCCCCACTCTGGAATTTCTACCTTCTCTGATTTTAGATCTTTAGAATTTAGGATATCGTCTTTGGTTAAGACTTTCATATCAAACCTCCTTACCATGCTAAGAAGTTAATGTTACTTCCCCTGTAATTTTCAGGGTGACACTTGCAGTCACTTTGTCATCCATAGGAACTGCCATTCCAAGAGAAGTGACATACGCCGCAAAATCAAGAGTTGTATTCCCGGTATCTGGTAATACAATTTGATAATTGACAGAACTATCACTTGCAAAATCATCATCCAAGTCCATATAACCATCTCTTGTGAAGTTCATCTCCAGGGTGACTTCTCCTGCATCTCGGAAACTGGTAATGAATTCCCGATAACCACCTGTTGAATCCAAACTGGTGACATCAATGGTGTCTCTGGTTTTCTCTGGTCCACCAATAGAATTGATCTCTGCAATCTTAGTAAATTGCTCATTACTCGCTCCATCACCACGTTTAAATTCAGTTCCTACCCCACTAAACGCATTACTTGACATAACCTTCTACCTCCTTTCTTTTTAAATTTACCCCCCTTTTTTGTATCATGTTCTATGCACCAAAAAATTTAGAACAAGCAAGGGTCTACCTTTTTCGTCATTCCCAATATCCGTTATATCCCCCTGTAACATAATTTGTATATACCTTGTTCCTCCAAACACTTCGTTATGCAAGGTATGTAAAGTGTCTCTCACCTCCTTTGCTTTATCCCATGCAGCCTGATATCCCATTTTGTCGCCTCGAACTCGAATCTGTACAGTCGGCTTATTATAGTCATTAACCTCCGGATCAAAGCCTCCCGTATCATGAACAGAAATACAGGCATCAGGGCTATCAGGCATTTGATGGATAAAAAGATCACCTGCAAAAGTACCTACCTCAATCCCACTTTGCTCTAATATAGCAATAATATCCTCAGAAGTCGGATTCATTTCTTTATCCTCGCATAACCACCAATAACCTTTAAAATATCCTTCTCTGACTCTTGCAAAGCCTTCTCCAAAAATTTCCAGGAACTACCAGGCTTCTTATAGTTCTTTTCTATCTCATGGACATAAGGTGCATACGCCGCTGTATATCCAATTTCAACTCCTGGTTTAATCTCTGTTCCAGTGGAAGTTATATAGGCACTATTGATAAGATTACCAGTATCAACGGGAGTCCGTATCTGAGATCTTCGTTTTACAATCAGGCCAGCAGCCATCAACCCGGCCTTTGTTCTTCCTCTGATTCCTCGAATCTCTTTGTTAAGTCTTCTGAGAACCTTATCTGTCCCTTGTAATGTGTTTGATTTTACAGCCACACCTTCCTATCTCCAACGCTCCATCCTGGTCTTCTGGATTGGTTTCAGCAGAGGTCCCAAGATACAGAAACCCTCCAAGATCTACATCTTGATCAACATAAACAACAGCCTTGCTTCTTTCTTCCTTCCCTTCCACTGAAATAAACAATTGTTGTTTATCAACCCACCGAACATCAATGGCAACAGGTGAATCAAAGGTTTGCCCTCCCCATCCATCCGGCGAAGGGTTTCCCCAATAGGTGGCAACTTGGTTCAAGTTTTTAATAAGATAATGAGTCATCTATTAACTGCCTTTTCAATCAGTAATAACAGCTTGCTTAATTTGAATATCTATATCTCCCGACTTATCAATATTCTCCGCTGTCAATTTAATTTTAAGCTCCCCCTTATACATTCTGGAGGAAAGATCCAAATCAGTCTCTGACAGGGCAACGGTTACAACTCCATTAGCCGCATCAGTTAAATCAAAGTCAGCGGTTTCTTTTTCTATTACATAGCTGCTATCTGTCTTCTTTTCCTTTACCGCAAACTTCAAAACAGCAGAGGATAGATCCACAACTTCTCCACTATCCTTATCCGTCACAGTAAATTTGATGGTCTTTGCTTCCTTTTGTTTTAGTGTCAACTCAGACATTTTTGCCTCCTATCTTAATCAACAACAATACCAATGGAAATTACCTCGGAAGTTTCTACTTCTACCTGTAAAGATGTTTCTTTTTCAATAGCAACATCTAAAATACCATCAGCTTCCATCTCAACATCAATCCCTTCCACAATTAGTTTCTCCCCCCCAACACCAAAATATTTTGGGCTAAAATAATTATACATATCAACTCTCATCCAAGACTATTGCCGTTCTGTTTCCATCCTCATCCAAAGTCGCAGTTATTCTGTTTTTTGTATCCTGAGTATCTCTAAAATGCTGCGTGGCTCCTCCCGCTCCATCAGACTTGCCTGCAAGTACGGCAAGCAAAAGCCTCTGTACCTGCCGAAGTGTTAGTGTTCCTTCAATAATCTCATTCATAATATCTGTCGGCAAGGTGGAAATATCAGCTTGATACTGTGAAGGGTTGTCCAAGTCAGCCTGTACTGTATCAAGTTGATCAGAAAGATTTGCCAAGGTGTCGGAGCCACCTCTAATATTAGATTCTGAAACACTAATTGCATTTTCCACCTGTGATTCGTCAGCAGGATCTGACGGCAACCTTGAATCTATTGCAGAGGTATCACTAAGGATATCATCAAGATGCTCATCAATAGAGCCGGACCCAGGCGCCCCTGCCCCTGGAGCTAATTTCATTGCATCTCTTACCTGCTGCTGAGTAAGTCCAGAATCACCCACCCAAGATCCAGACCCGTGAGAAGCTGTGAGCTGATCGTCAATATCACTTGTAGTTGGTAGCCCATCTATTTTAACTTCATTGGCATCTACTTCTGCTATAATCTCATTTTTATCAGAAGTAGCCTCTGCTCTTGTGGGAGGATCATAGGTATTTAGAGCATCCGTAACGTGCCCCTCAATATTGGCCTCCAAAGCCAGAGAGGATACGTCGGCTTGATATTGAGAAGGATTGTCCAAGTCTGTCTGAACACCATCTAACTGATCACTAATGATCTTCAAAGTATCGTTATCTACTCCTCTAATATTGGTTTCAGATGCACTTATCGCTGATTCAACCAACGACTGATCGGCCGGGTCTGAAGGAAGACTATCCGTCTTTGCTTTAATGCTCTCAACTTTGTCAGTTTCAGCTCTTATATTAACAAGGCTGTCAGAATCTTTCACAAATCCAGTTCCTTTGATGTCATTTATCTCTTCCATTATGTCACCATAGGAATAAGAAATGGCCGATTGATATCTTTCGCTATCAGACAAGACAGCTCCTCCATCCGTTCGGATAACATAATCCTTACTGGTATCATAACTGGCAAAATCATAATAATAAAATCCACCGGCTATTTCAGTCATGGCTGCACCATCAACGGTATGAGTTCCATCCTTTTCCCATATATCAATAGTGGGGCTAAGCCCTGTTTTTGGAGAGCTATTTTCTCTGAAAAATGAAAAAATTACATTGCTCATCTTATCGGTACCGGTACAATTTGATGCCTAACCTCCAGGCGAAAGCCGTATTGTCTACTAAGAGCATCTACCTTCTGGAGATATTCCTCTTGCCTTTTTTGCATCTTTTCATTAAGTAATTGCAAGGCTTCTTGCTCTTTCCTGCGCTCTTCCTCTTCCTGGTTTTTCTTTTTCTCAACCGGATTCGGATGATTCTGCTTAACTGGTTTTCTATCCTTTGTGGTCTTTTTCTTTGCCATCTGAACCTCCTTTCTTTTAAATTGACGTATATTTAAAACAAATTCCGTGGAGTTCTGCCGTATCTGTAAGGTCATCATTGGCATTGGCACCCAATCTCTTTACCCTACAGTGCATACACGCATCTGTTGCGCCTGGTAAATCAATGCCTGTAATTTCAGCAATGATCAAACCATTTGCTTGAGCAATAGCATTGGAATTGACAGTTAAGGTTTCCTGCGCTGCTGCGGTTGTATCTTCCCCTTCTGAAGTCCATAAATATTCTAATTGCCAGACTGCTGTTTCAGTTGTTACCGTTGTGCTTGTGCTCCATCCTATTAATAATGAAGGGGCAGTATTTATATCCATATCATAAGGGGTTTGAATGTTAAAAACTATTGTATCATCAGTTCCATCCGAAAACTCCCATACGCCGCTAATTCCCCAATCTTTAAATGTTGCTGCTTTTGTTCCTGGAGCTTTTAAAGCATTAAACGGTAACCATAAAGATCTCGACGTATCGCCGGTTAATTGGCTATCATTCCCTGCATCATCCGTAAACCAGAGTTCACAGGGTGTTGTGTTCTTAACCCAGAGCTGGCCATAGCCTGCTGTGTCTGCATTTGCATTAGCCTGTTCTTTTAAACTTATTGTTCCTTCTACGGTTAGTTTTTGATTAGGAATTACTCCAATACCAACATAGCCTTCTGTTTGATATCCCAGAATAATTATATGTGGAGTATCATTTTCATACTTATCACGCCCAGCATAAAATTCTAAATCCATGGAACCATAAGCACTATTTGCTCTTGCCTTTATCCCTGCATAATGCGGAGGTGTTCCTGAAGTATCTATATTTTTAAATGCTACTCCACCGACAAAGTCATTGTCTTCTATGCTTGCGTCTAACCTTTCAAGAATTAAATCCGCTCCAGTAGCAGAAGAAATTTGTGCGACTACTCCACCATCAACTGCCGTTGGACTCGCAGTCCCAATCCCTAACCTCGAATTTGCACTATTCCAATAAAGCCCGCTATTTGCCAGCCCGGCAGCATCAGAGGCATGATAAGGGAGATAGCCGTCTGTGAGATCGCTGAGCTTGGCTGTGGTGGCGGAAATAGTATTTACACCAGTCAAATCTTGCGAATTCCAGTTGAAAGCAGCTTCAGCATGGCCGCTTAGTGCAGCCAAAACATCAGCCGGCGAAACAGGTAATGGAGTATTATCAGCTGAGGCATAAAGAAAGGTATCTGCATTAAAGTCTGTTTCCAAGACTGATATGCCAGCAGCTTCCTTTCCATCAAGCTGAGTTTGAATGTCAGAGGTAACTCCATGCAAATAACCCATCTCGGCCTGGGTTACAGAATTCCTCCAAGTATCAATCTCGGTTTCAGTATAATACCTATCGTCATGGAGGTGTCCCGATGCTGCACCATCTATATCTGACAGTACCTCAGCAGGCGATCTACCCTCAAGTCCGTTGGCAGTGAATCTTGCATAGTCAGCGACAGCAACAGCTACATGATCTATTGTGACAATATGATTATCTGTTATTCCGTGATTGACAGCATGAACATGATCGCTTCTGGCAAAGGAGTGAGCACTGCCCTCAGAAGAGGCTACAACGCCGCTTATTTCTAAAGGAGCAGCACAATCAAGAGGATCTTCGCCATCCTGCGGGTCATGACGGTTTTTGTGGGCAAGAAAAGAGGTCGAAAGGTCGGAAACATCCACACCGTCCACGGTTCCTGTTACTGCGATATTGCCGTTTACAGTAAGTCCGGAAAAGATGGGTGAATCGGCTTGAGCAAGGCCCTGATCTAACAAGCCTAAATATTCCCATTGAGCCGCACTTATAGTTGTTGTTCCTATATTCTCAAGCTGATCGACCTCGCTTGATGTAAGATCTTTCAAACCAATAGAAGAATAATCGTCTAAATACTGAAATTCGATATTGCTAACCGAACCATCCGCAATCTTGGCGGCATCAATACCTGTAGGTAAATCACCGGCTTGAAGAGCCCCAAAAACAAATGATGTCGCTCCAGTAGCCCTAAGAACATGACCAGCTGTGAGTCCTGATGCCGTATGATACCCACCACTACTTGCTATCTCGTGAGAAAAGAATCCACATTCTTTTGTTTGAATATGCACTAACCAACCTCTCTTATTTTAAACCCTGAAATTAACTTGTCTTTATTATCGGTCATTATTTCGGTTATCCCTGATGTTCTTATTATTTTTTAGTATTTCTCAAAATTGATTTTCCAAAACTTTTTCCTCTCCCTACCTATGATATGGAAATCTTTTTATCAATATATTTCCCTGATTTTCAGGTGAAAAATATCTTCATCCTGCATCATTCCCATGAATATGTGAAACGTCCTGCCGGAATTTAGAACTGCCCGGTCACCCAGGAGCTTGCCAAAATGCTGGCCCAGGATAATACAACCAGCAGTATCACCAACCCTGTTGCCTGCGTGGAAGAGGATGTTTGATCGCCCCGGCACGTTCATCACCTGGAAAGTTTCTCCAAAACGAGGAGAAATTATCTTATGACACCTGTACTGTTGCGCAGGGATTGAAGATACGTCCCTCCTGTTCAATCTGTCGGGCGGCTCCAGGGTCACGCAAAAGACCTCTTTGTTAATTTTCAACACGCCGAAAGTCCCATAGTGGTTACGTTCCTCAAGTCGTATGAGTTCAACGATTTTCATCATACCTCCGGGAAATCTATATTTTCCTTTTTCAATAAAAGCTGGACGCCAAGGAGCGTCTTGTACTGCTTCTTGTCCAGCTCAACAAGGGTGCTGTCGATCTCTTTAAAACGCCGTTCCCCGTTTTTAAGATCGGCTTTTATCTCCTCAAGGTTCCTTTCACAATCTTTCGACTTCACATAATCATCCGGATCAATATGGCAACCTCCGTTCGACTTCCTGCCGATATTTATATTTATAAGTCCCTTCTTTTTTATGAGCATAGCTATTCCTCCACTGCCAAAAATAAGGGCCAGGGCGGCATCTAAAAATTCATTTCCAGTTATTGGTCCTGTCATATTCTCCCCGTTGCCAGTTAAAACCTTTTCATCTCTTCAGACATTATCACCTCAGCCTGCGGCTGTCTTCCGTCATTATTATATTCAGAAATCCCCTCTTGCCTTGAAAGCAGGAGCAATGGCATCAGTTGAAGTTCCCTCCACAGTTAGCTCATAAATCTAAATCAATGGCTGTAAATTCAACCTTTTTCTTTCCAAGAAGAGCCAACGTACCACTGACATCCAAAACCTTAACCTGTTGACCATAAGGAGTAGAATCCAAACCCAACCCATCCTTTCCAAAATAGGTAACTGAAGCATCATCCGTCTTCTCAGACTTAGCCTGTCTTTCTCTGATGGCAACAAGATGTGCCGAAAGCCATCTTTCTATCTCCTTCAGAAAATCATCTCCTAAATTCGCTGAAGCCAACTGATCTGTTACCACCAGGTTGGCAGCCTGAATAAATGGCCCAACATCTATTGATGTCTCTATTATTTGCTTCACCTCTGAATCAGTCACTCGTGCTGACATTTTTATTGCCTCTATTCCAAAGTTTAGGTTCTACAAATGCTTTTACTTCTTCAAACTTCCATTCCAAACCAAGAGCATTGATAACTCCTTGTATCTGAGAAAAATCACCATTGATCATACGCTGGGGCCAGACCTCTCTTATATCTAACTTCTGTTCATACATTTCTTCAAATCTTTTCTCATGCACAGAAACCCAGTAAAGCCAACCGGATCGTTTTCTAAAGGCACGCATGAAGGAAGTACGGAGACATGACCTAACAATGTCTTCTGCATCTCTTCTAACAATAATCCACTTGGCTTTTGGAAACAATCCATGCCAGACAGGCCAAATCAAACACATCTTGGCTCCTTTATAGAACCAACTTCCTCCCTTATACCCTTGGCTTTTCAAAATATCCAACAGGCTCTTATACCACAAAGCAATTAGCCTATCGTTAACCGAAACAAACCTGTTTCCTTTTCCGAAACCAATTAAAATCGGGTCATTGCCCTGCAAGTTACGTCTTATTCTTGGCAATGGCTTCTGTCCCATAGGGTCGCATCCAGCATCTCTAAGAAAGGGCTTAACCAAATCATTTCTTATTCGGGTATTTTCAAACATCCCTCTTCGGTTAAACCTTGTAGGACCAGACAATTCCCCTCCCCAGGCCCCACACATATTAATAATTCCCGCTACCATTGATGTGCCTGACCTTGCACAACCAGTGATCAATATAGGATTGGCTATTTCCAGTTCTTCTTTACCCATCTCTCTTTCACCTCGTGAGGTCTCGGTTTTCCATGAAACGCAATAAACCTTGCTCCTTCTGGAAAAATACCTTTGCCTCTACAATGCCTCTTATAACCTACCAATTGCCCTGGGTATAGATCCTGCCAGCGATCCTTACCTTGCACTAACTGCTTATAAACAAGCCTTTCTTTTCCTCCTTGTGTTCTCCCCGCCCAACCTTTTGGATCTTTATTAATGTTCTTCCAAAGATACTCCCCGTAACCTACTTCAAAGGAAAGAAAACCACCTCCAATATGCGTTCTTCCTTTCCGAAACGGTTTAATACCACAAAAAACTCCACCATAAGAAGCCATCTCATCCAACGAACCAACAATAACAGTATCCAAATCCATAAACAGAATGCGTCCCTCCAAACCATTATCAGGACAGTACATATAAAACTTTGGGAGATTAAGTGGCCAAGACAGGATCTCCTGCGGAATGATCTTAACATCAAACAGCTTTTCACTATCTCCAATTTCCAGAGCATGTTCTTGATCTGTAAACAGAACAAACTGGAAGGGTAAAGACAGGTGTCGGTTTACCATATTAAATAATTTGTAAACATATTCTACTCCACGACCAGCTCCCCACCCATTCCACAACATGGTTACCACTGTCAATGTTTTATGCATTTGCGGTACATCTCCCTATCATAATCAAGATTATTGCTCCCAGGATAATTCTCATCTTTATATCCAAATTCCAATGCTCTGGCTGCAAACCTATACTCCTCTTTATTGAAACTGTCGAACAAACCAAGCAGCTGCTGATGATATTTTTTAAACTGCCCAGAGCTGTTCTTTTTCCTCGCCTTTGCCCCCCTGACATAGAAACGCCTGAAAATTTGAAAGGTGCTCGGCTGATCAAAATGGGTACCAATAACAACACCATCCTTCCACAACCTAACATGCTGATATCCTTTTTTCTCTGCCCTAAGAGCGGCTTCAAAGTCATCCCCAAGCAAGTCCTTTCTTTCAAACTTTTTCACCACCTCAGTATTGACAACGGCGGCACAACAAATAATCTGATTGAGAAAAAGATCAAACAGACCAAAGCCCCACTGATAGACGTCCAGGCTTCGTATTGGGGGGTAGGTATGCTCATAAATCAAAGAGTATGCTTCTGGATACAGAATCATATCTCCCGCAAGCAACAATGCTCTTGAATACTCCAACGCCCTAATTGCCTGATTCACAGCTTTGGAAATGGGAATAACATCTCTTATTTCTGAGACTTTATCAAACTCCAAAGCATATACAGAATCCTGACAATCTCTCAGCTGGGGGTCATCAGTAGCAATTATAAATACCTCAATCCCTGGTCTTGGCCTCACAATCTTTCCTCCACAGGAACAATTCCTTGTCTTTTTGCTTGCTTGCCAAACCAAACCTCATTCTCTCCAATTTCTTTCGTTATAATTGCTCCAGCTCCTACCATTGCATTCTTACCAATAACTACTCCTGGCATAATCAGAGACCTTGCTCCTATACGACAACCGTCTCCAATGGTGGGTCCTAATAGCGTCTGCTTCAGAGGCCGTCCATGAGAACTTATCTTCCACTCATTTATTAAAGTGACACAAGGCCCAAAGTAACAGTTTCTACCAACAGTGGCATAAGCGGTTACGTGACACTGCGACTGAATTGTCGTCCCTTCCCCAATAGTGGTCTCTCTTTCCACCACTACAAGATGACCTATAACACAATTATCTCCAATCACAACACCACTACGTATTACAGAGGAATGGCCAATAAAAACATTTTTTCCAATGATGACATCCTCATCAATAATAACGTTTTTTCCTTTCTTAAAATAGTCCCCTACTTTGACAGAAGGATGAATAATACCACCATCAAACGAAAGGTTCTTGGACTGACCGTCACGATATATCTGTATTGACGTTTTCTTTGACATGATAACTCCTTTTCTTCAGTTTATCTTCCATACGTTTTGCCATATCAAATGCCATAGCCGTCAACTTCATTATCTTGGCAGCCAACCTTGGATCGATACCAACGAGCTGCGTCTCACAAAGCCTATAAATCCTACGATGCACCTCGCAAATAGTTGGAAGCAACTCACCTGAACCTTCTATCCCCTTGGCTAACTTGGGATTGCGATATTCTGGATCAATTTTATATTTCATCATTCACCCAAGTTCTTTTATTGTTATCTTGCCATTTGGCCTAACTGCTATAACCTTGAACTGGACCTCCTGCCCAAATGTGTCTCTCATGGTTATACGTTGTCCAGACTTTAAATGAAAAACTCTGGCCTCTGCACCTCTCAGAAGCACTTCCACTCCTTTTTGATCAAAGGGAACTGCCTCCTCCTCCATACTATTATACGTCGTTGCTTGCATTTATTACCTCCTCCAATGAGACAAAGGGAAAAACATCAATTGCCGACCCTGGAGTTGCATTGAGTATCTCAAGCCCCAACTTCTCAGCGTCCCTCGCAATTGTTGGATAACAAGCCAGAAACCTGTCATAGGGATCTTTCTGTGGATTAGGATGATCATCATGCCAGTTAGCCCTTCCTTCAACCCTCCGCATATCAAATCCAAGAAGAACAACTCTCTTAGCTCCAAGGTGGTAAGCAAGGTTTATTGCGCTTGACCCACTGCACCTATTCCAGGAAACAACATGAGGATTGGTTTCAATTCCCATCGGTTTACCACGGGACAGGCGTTTTAACCATCCAACCTTATCCAGACGATTAGCACAGTGGACTCTCAGACCAGCAAAGGATAATAACTTCTCACTGTGCCAATCAAACCAACGTGCATCTGTAAACCAACAGATATCAATCCAAGCACCCAATTGATAGGCATTATTAATCCCAATCACCCTCTCATTTTTTATTAGGCTTAGATTTACCTTTTGTAGTCCTGGCCCCCCTCCTATGAGATATACGGTCCTTCCTGGCCAAATTTTCGGTACCTTCCACCTTGGAGGGGCTGGTCTCTTCCTGTTCTGGCTCCTGTTCGTCGTTCTCTCCTTCAACATCTACTTCTTCCTTATCTTCGTCTTGCTTGCTGAATTTGGAGAACAACTTACCAAGAACAGACTCTTCTTTTGGTTTGTTCCCTTGTTCTGCTTCAGCAAGGTCGGAAATGAGTGACTCGGCCTCCTTCCTTGTTAAAAGCTTATCGTTGATAAACTCTTTTGTTGCTTCATTGAAGACATTATACCTCCCGCCTCCCCTATGCTGCAACTTCAGGCCAAGTATTGGTTTCTGTTCTTCAGGCTCTGGGGGAGGAGGTCCCACAAGTTCAAACTTATCTCCAAAAGATAGGACCTCCTGAGAAGTTAATTCGACCTCATCCCCAGGCTTAAGTTTCTTAACCACACCATTAATTTTCTTGCGGTGTGTACCATATCCTTCTTTTAATCTATACAAAGCCATATGGATAACCTCCCTTATGGTTAAAGGGTTTAACGTTTAACTATAGTGTACAATGCCTGACCTGTTATTCTGGTCGTTACGAATCTGAGGAACCATAATAGCCATAACCTTGAAATTGGCTTGCAATCCTCCTTCGCTGTCCCACTGGACCGTGGTGACATCAAGTCCATTAACAAGACGAACCACATCAGAAGTCATCTGTGCCAGGACCACATTGTCTGCTGACAGGAAATCGGCTACCTTAATATCCGATAGCCCTGCAATCTCAAGCAACCTGGTTCTAACAGATTTATCCGAATTGGATTTGAAATCGTCATCAATGGCAGATTCAAAGTTAGAAGGGATATAAAGCACCCAAGGCCCATAATGACGAGCATCAATAGAAGCCTGTTTCATGGAAAGAACATCTGTAAGGATTGTCTCGCCAGTGGCTGCGCTATCATCCCAATGAGCAGTCAGGTTACCTGTATTTCTCTGGGGCGCATCCGTATACCCATAAATCGTTCCTCCGCCAAAAGTATATGTATCTGAGCCCTGGAACAGAATGGTTTCAGCCTTCTCCGCCACCTTCCTTGCCGCAAGTTCTGCCGTTGTAGTATCCAACGGCATACTTCCTGCCCTGCTCTCCTTAATTTCCCTAACGGAAAAGGAGAAATCCTTATGAATAATGGGCAGTGGAATATAATTAATACCATACTTCGGACGGTCTCTCTGTCCCCTACTAAGTCCGTCCATACTCATATCGGCATCTTCGATATCAGATGCATCCTGCCAGGCCAGCACTGTCTTGGCAAGACCATTAGGAATATCATAGGTTAATCCTCGACTCTGGAGATCTGCAATACCAAGCAACCTCTGTTGCGCAGCCTTTAGAACAGCAGCATCAATGGTCTTCCATTCATCATAGAGCAAGACATCATTTGTTCGCAAAGCCTTGGCATCAAAGTTAGCTTGCAGAAGTCTCATTGCAACATCACCAACAGCTTTTCCTTTGTAAATAAAATCCATAGCCAAATTACCTCCTTCACTTAAATTTTTATTGTGTTAAAAAGTTACCTTTCCTACATAACCTCAATTTTGATTCTCGTTGCCGTATCGCCGGAAGTTGAGAGATCCAAGGTCTCAAGAGGTTTCCCAACGATGCTGCTGGGGTATTCAACTGCCCCTGCCGAACTTGCCGAATACTTCTGCAAAGTTCCGTCTCCGGCTGACTCAAGATAATCCGAAGGATTAACCGACTCGCCCTGTTTCAACCAAGCATAAACCTCGTCTCCAGGACGGCAACTGATGAATTGTCCACGATCCCCACTGGAATAATCATCTCCAATCTCATTCCCTTGAAGAGAATCCTCAATCGCAAACATCTTCTGTGCAGTTTGCCCCGCTGAAGCATGCTTTGCCGCCTTTCCATTGGAATCCAAACTGCAAAGCCACCCAGGAGTGATCGCTGCTGCACAAACATATTCCTTTCTCAAGGGGTCTCCCTTTAGTAAAATAGTTTTACTTGCCATAGTCTAATTACCTCCTCATACTATTGAATTGTTATTATTCATTTCCTGCTTTGTTCCACTTCATCTTCGGGACATCAGGAACACCAGTACCATCCTCATGTCTTTCATTGTCCTTAATTTCATTCTGTACCGGCTCACCGCCTTGCCCTGAATAATCCACTGGCACATCCGCCAATTTTGTTAATGCTTCCAACTCGTCCATGGTCTTGGACTCGAGTTGTTCCTTTGTGAAAACATTCCTCTTATTGTCAAGCAAGCTCTTAACCAAGTTAGCCTTCAGCTCCTGGTCACGCTTATAGGAACGCTCCAGAGTCTCTCTGATGCCTTCCGGCGCATTAGCAATAAATTCCTCGGCAGTCTGAGGTTCGGCCATGGCCTTCTCCTCTTTTTCTCCACCTCCGGAATTCAATGCTTCCTCAAGACCTTTCTCTGCCGCTTGCTGGACTTTGAGTTCTTGCTCCTCTTTTTCCGTCGACTTTTCATTTGTCTCCGGCTCCTTCACCACCGGCTCTAATTTCTTCAGATGATCCTCGTCAAGAGACTCCAACCACTCTCGATCATCCTCCGAAAGCTGAACCGCATCGTTTGCTATCAAGGAATTGATCAGTTCCTCGCAGCACTTTTCTTTTTCCTTTGACATAGTTTCCATTACCTCCTTTTTCGCTTGAAGTTTAACATACCTAACTTCCCTCTTTACTGGCACAGGATCATCCACAAACTGAATCTCATCATCAGCATTAATACGATAATCCTGTCTGAACAACTTAGAGGGTTCTCCTTCCGCGTGTTCCTCATAGATAAAATAATTATCAAAAACACTATTCACATAGCGATAAGGTCCTTCACTCCCAACCTCCACAGGACCATCTCCGCCAATCATATCAGACAACCTACTGTAGATATCACTATGCGAAATCTCTGAAGTTTTAAAGCCAAGCTTGTGAGCAAGCGCGGTGAACATCCTTTTAAACCTACCGGGTGCCTCACCAGACTCCTTTCCCATCTCCTCCAACTTCTCAAACAGTTCCTCGTCCAAGTTCTCACCTCCTTTCTTCTCGTTTACTCGAACGCCACATCCATCATCCCAACTACAAGCACCTTCGCCCCCGGGTAAAAGAGCAAGATGATCTGGACGATGGCCCCTCATAATGGCACGATATTTTTCTCCATGCCATTCACCGCTTGTATCTTCATCCTCAGTCCACAACCCTGTCGATACCTCAAGCTGTCCGTCTCCCCGTATAATATCCAACACCGCCGGAGCAACTTCCTTTGCCTTCTTAACGTCAATCCAAATCTCACCTTTCAACTTGGTATCTTCCACATAAGCATTCCAAAATCTACCAACAGCCTTTTCCTCAATAACTTTCGGATTATTCGCTGAAATAGCATACCCATTTGCATCGCTTGGATGTCCAACCAACAGAGGAACACCATTCCAAGCCTCTTCAAATTTTCCTATCTCCTCTATTGGGTAGAACAATTCGTTATGCACCCCTTCCACAATTGCAACCACAGGAGCGACAAGATGTTCTCTGCCTTCAAACTCTTCTGTCCTCAGTGGCATGTTGACGGCAAATGACTGAAGATGTTGTAACTTGGTTAGACCTAATGCCTTCCTATGTTTATTTAGGTGCGAGATAACATCTGTACTGGCTTTCTTACCAGTTCTGGCTCCCTGGGCAGCAGCCCATGCAGCATTAAGCCCCCCTTTATGTAAATACATATCCCCATCAGTGTAAATTCCGGTGTCCTTATCCACCTTGCCAAGTGCTTTTCTTCTTCGGCTCTCCCTGATCTGCAAAAGCATTTCTTGGCAGTTTAGATTTATCCACATCGCCCCACTTTGGTTCATTATCAACAGTCTTGTTATTATGTGACAATGCCAAAGTTGTGAGTACTCTCTTCTCCTTTACCCTATTAACAATCCATTTAGCTGAGTGCATTGCAAACCCCCCTTCTCTAACTTTCCAATTGTCTATCTGCACAGGGAACCTTGTTGCCATCCGCCATAGCCTCCTCATCGCTCCAGTAAACAACTTGATCCTCTTCTAACCCTGTTATGCAATGAAAGTATTTACCGCCCTCCCCTTCCAAGTGTTCTACCTTATATAAGTTTCCAAGATGGTCCATTACTGGGCAGTGATAAATTTCTTCTGACCCCGTATCACTTATATATATACGATGGAGTAGATATTCCCAATCTTCTATCTCTGGGTTTTCCTCCTCAAGTAGTTTAATCAAACGGTTTATTCTTTTTTCCAGCTCTTCAAGGTCAACATTGATGTTGGCCATTATTGCCCTATGCATTGCCTCTGCCTCCTTCTTCGTAGGAAAGCATTTGATAACAGTTCCTTTGGGCTTATCTGTCTTGCTTCCGGGTTTCTTTGGATGCCCGTGAACCACACACCATTCATTTCCAATTTTCTCAACTGTATTTTCTATCAGCATTTACCAATCCACCCAAACCCCTGTTTCACCATACAGGGTACACATGGCAAGTTCAAAGTGCGTCTTGCTTTCCAATGGAGAGGCAAACTCCTCCCTAAAATCATCAATCTCTTGGCTCTCTGGTATCTTGAAGACCCTGTTGGTAGACAGATATTCTTCTATATCCAATACCAGAGAATCGTTAGGAAAATCCACAGAAATTTCCTTCTTCTTCTCATCATACTTAACGAACCCTTTTTGTTTACCTTGTGATATTTTAACCTTCATTTAGATCTCCGTGCAAATTTATTTCCAAACATATCATCAATAAAGTCTGTCAACTCAGGATACCTTTCTTTAGCTTTTGCCCAACCAGAAACTCTGGCTGCCCAGACATCTCTTCCTTCTTCAGCTAATTTATCTGCTTTTGCCCTCATTGATTTAGCATAAGGATCAGTAATTCCTCTTCTCTTTTCAACACGGGAGGCTTCTCCCAAGAATTGTTCCAACTGTTCATCGTATTTTATCAAACTTTGTCGATATTTCGTATACCGTTGACAGTTCATTGCCCACCACTCAGAACCAACCCCTGATTTACCAGTATAAATTCGCCCTTCATAATCATCAATCCAATTATCCTTCCAATAGTAACCATCCCCGTTGGTATACTTTCCTTTTACTCCGGAATGCTTTTTAGTGAAAAGACTCCGGAATCTTTTTCCTTCCTCCTTGGTCACAAACAAATTATCTTCCCATTGAAAACCTGTACCTGCCTTATACCATCCCCCTTCGAGAGTCCGATTAAACACAAGATCGTCAATGGCATGAGACATTTCATGACCTATGATATCAAAGGTATCTCGCCCATCCAAAACAATTGTAGGTGAATATGGATCGGTCTTATATGACGCCCGGATCCGCTGTTTCTTAATCGTAACCCGTAGGTTCCTCTCCTTCAGCGTATCTAATATATCAAAAGGAACCCAATCAGTCCCCTTCTCAATCTTCTTCATCGTAGACGTCGGGACCTTGGTCTTCCCTTCAATCTCAAACAACTTCCGGAGAATAGACTGTCTTTCAAGTCGATATTCATCCTTCGACATGGTCATCACATATTCATAATAAGCCTTTCTCTCCTCCAGATGCAGGGCACTCCTTTTCGAGAAGTCAGTTTCTGCTTTATACTTATTCTTTGCTGTTTCCCATTTCTTTTTCGCTCCGGCTTTATCAACAGAAGGTTTCTTAGGTACTGTCACAACTTTGCCCGGCTTCCCTTCTGCAGGAATACCCTTTGCTTTAGGAGGAGCTTTCAATGGAAATTCCTTTTCCCCAGGAAGCTTAACCAAGGGAAGAGCCACGCATCTGCAATTATGAATCACAAAACCATTTGCTATATAACTTTCATCGTCTTCGACAGACAAATTGTATAACGTCAGGGCCTTTCTCACGACCCATTTCTCTAAGGATACTATCTTTAATTTCAAGAATTCATAATCTCCAATATGATTGGAAAATACCCTTAACAGTTCTTCCTCAATTTCCTCTAAACATTGATTAATTTTTGTTCCTGTATAACGTAAAACAAACCATCCTTCTTTTTCAATTCTCTTCTGCCGAATAATATCTTGTCTCTTATCTCTGTGCCAATATTCTCCGTCACATTCAATAACAATTCTGAGAGCGGGAATGGCAAAATCGACATTATATCTCAATATAGGGTATTGAAACACATATTTTATCCCTAATTTATCAAGAAGAAAACTCATTCTCTCCTCAATCCAAGTCATCTTTCCACTTTTCCTATGCTTCGCCATTCTGGCATTTAATCTCTTCTCGGGATATAATTCATATAATTCATTCAAAGATTTTTTCATTCTCTCGACATTATTGGGATCATGCATAGGATTATTCTTCCTCATTCTAACAGAAGAAGCCAACCTCATCTCAGGAGTATTCGTTAAATGTCTTCCTTTTTCTCTAATCTCTTCCTGTTGTAAAACCCATCTCCCTTTTTTCACAAGTTGTCTGCAAGCTTCATTTGCTTTTTTTGTTATTCTATATCTATCTCTCTTCCCTTGCACAGAGGCTTTATTGGATATATTTTTTCTATGTTCCGGATTTGCCCACTGCCTATTTGCCCCCCATCTATGTTCACAAGATCGAGAGCAAAATTTCTTATAATAAGGAATTAGACAATCGCATTGTTTACACTTACCTGCCAAATAATGAATCTCATTTCCTACCACAATGTCCCTGGCAGAGACCCAATTACCATCAACAAGAATAGGATGATCAGCGGTAACAGACAATCCCATCTGTCCAGTCCTTCCAAATCTAAACCGAACAGCCTCAGGCCTCTGTTTTGGAGTCTTATGTAATTGTATAACTTTTTTAAATCTTCCTTTGTGAGTGAGAACTAAATCTCCCACTTCGACATCTTTTATTTTCTTCCAACCTTTAGAAGTATATATTTTAACTTGGCCGTCAATAAGGCAATTCGGATGCGCAGGTATCATGTTCTCAATCTTATCAACTGTAAATATCTCTCCCTCCAGAGAAGCACAAATTGGACAAACACCAACCCCAGCAGTGCTCCACTCTGCCTTGACTTTGACCCCTTCCACCTGAGCATCCCTATATTCTTGTACCGTTGCGGAATGATGAGCTCTAATTACTTCTGTCCGTGCCATGGTTCTTGCCCTCTGAATGGAGGTCATCCGCCTTACAGTATCTCCAGGAAGTTTAACCTTTATAGACGGTAAGGAAATTTGTTGGTTTAATATCCGTGCAAGCTCTCGAGGATTTCTGCCTTCGGCCAACCCTTGAGCAAGAACTCTGCTGATGGCTTGGTCCATCTCCCTGTCAATGCCCTTCAACTCATTGAATGTCCGGGTAAACAACAAACCGACTCTCTCTGCATGAAAGGGTTTATTGAACATAGCACTCATTGCTTCCTGTGAACTATATGCAGGTATGTCGACCCCAGCATTTCTCAATTCATGGCGCCCACGTAATATCCCCTTCTGATACGCTGATTGGATATAGATATCAGACCAAGCCCCAGTACCTCGTGCTAACCCGGGACGCCGTACCATCTGAAGGATACTTCTTTCCTCCATCTCATTCAGCCAATCCATAAATCCATCTACCTTACCAGCAGAGGTTCGAAAGGCAAACTGTTTCGCTTGTATCGTCTTGAGTGCTTCTTCAAAGGCCAATAATTGTTGTTTTTTCATCTCGGCTATTTGCCACGTCCTAAGAGACTCAACCCCCCTGGGTATTTCAGCAAGGCCAATAACGGATTCTTTCTTCAATCCAAACACGTCGAGGTCAACGATAGCAGCAGTTATCAATCTCATCAGCCACCGAAACCTACGATCAGAATCTTGGACAAACGCCTTTCTCAGCGTTGTGGTCCTGGACGGATCAAGGTTCAGAACTGTATTAATGGATATCACAGATCCGGTTATCGCCTCTGGTATTGACCGATATTTCAATACTGATGCTATCATTTTTCCGTCCACTTGGTTTCCTCTCATGGGCCTTCGTTATTGCCCAACATATCCTCAAAAGCAGGGTTATTTTTGGACACTATCCGAAAACATCCCGCCATCTATTCTTCTCCTTCCTCTTGTATACCACTTGCCATCTCGCTTGCTGCACCAAACTCGGCTTCCATAGCAGTTTCGATTTCAGATATATCTTCATCATCATAACCCAAATGCTTCTTCAGAAAAAACCTTTCTGGAATGAGCATCTCCGCCCCGGGCGCAGAAAGATATTTGCTTAGAACTTCCATCCTGGCTTTTTCTACCTCTGCTTCCTCCTTCTCTGATAGAGCTAAAAGAGGGGGCCATTCAACCGAGTAACCATCTTTCGGTTCCGGAAGCACACCTACTGAAATCAATCTGTCAATGAAAGGTCTTAGAATAACAGGTTCGCAAAATTCCTCTCTTCGTTCCGAAACTCGACTGTTCCACGCCTTTTCATCCTGACTACTTGCAAGCTCTCCCCTTTCCGATCCCAACAAAATACGTTGAGGAATACCTGTTGTGCCTGAAATGAGCTTAATCAACATCTCAAAATGTTTGCTTGGATCGGATACCTGGGGGGATAACTCTTGGATATCAATCCCTCGTAATCTCATATATCTCTGAAGATTATGCATGTAGTTTTGAATTTCAGTCTCGAGATCTTCCAATTCCTGGGTACCAAAATCTGCATCGGCATCAGCCTTCAACCCAAATCCCGGAAATGCTCCTCGCCAGAACATCTCGGCAGAACCGCCAGCAATCAGATCAAGATCCTGCAGTCTATTCAGGATAGCTTTCAATCTGGGGGTGCCGTACACATCATCTCCTGTTAGTTCCTCAGCAACATGAATGACCCTTGAATGGTGTACTGCACGGGTAAAAGAACCGGCCTCTCTCCTTACCATATTAAGATTGTAAAGCTCTGGCAGATTATAACGCCGACTGCCTGTTTCATTATCCCAACTTCGAATGGATGCATTCTCTTCATTATATGGAAAAAGATACAGGAGCTCTGAGGCCTTCTCCACAGGTTCTTTGAAATTTTTTCCGTCATTAAAACCCAAAAACAAGACGCCATACCTCCCAATACCACTAATCTTATCTGCCCGCTGAAGATAATGCCAGATATGAAGCCTCTTCACCAAATCCCTCCAGGCAACTTCAAACTCGGTCTCCTCCCCAATACTTTCAGTTATAATGGGTTTTTTTCTCCAACAGGCACTTGGATAAGCATTAACAATACGCTTCGCAATATCTCCTCTATCATACCTTGCCGCATAGTCATTAAATGACGGGGTCTTAGTATATCCAAGCACTGTATATAGATCTCGATCAGTACCAAAAGACTTTCCTAACCTATCAGCGTATCCGGCCCGTTCAACCATCATGGATGCCAAGGTCATAAACATGCGTCTCTGCAATGCCTTCACATCTTCCTCTTCCTTCTTTTCCTTTTCGTCTCTTAGCGCTGTAACCTTTCTCTTTGCCATCTGAGATCTCCTTACCTTTGAAATCCTAATGAGAATCAATGTTTTCGATTTTTTAATACTTTGTACATGACACTATATAAAGATTGATTCTCGCCTGTGTTTCATAAGGATTTCATAGGAATTCGTCCTTATTTCCACCCAAAAATTCAGCTCTACCATACCCCTGCCTTCTTCTGAACAACCAATTTATTAAATGCCCCTGCAGCAGCATCAACCTGATCAACGAATTTGCCTCTTGGAAAATATTCATGCTCTTCAATAAACTCCCTGGTCCAATCAGCAATCAACACCTTCACATTGCC